AAATGATAAGCCCGTTTCGCTGATCCATCCCTTCATCCGTTTCAGGATTGCCACGCGGCCGGTTGTCATATCTTCTTTGATAACCCATTTAATTACCTTTCATTTCAAAAACAAGGGGCCGCTATCGCAGCCCCAAACAGATTTACAGCAATCAGGATACAGATTGCAACTCCATAAAAGCGGAAAACAAGCCAACGGACGCGCGCGCGTACGTCCGGGGATAGCTGAAGTTCAACGCGGAAGGCCCGGAAGGCGAAGCGGAGTACCAGTGCGCACCCACGAGCGGCAAGCGCTCGCCCTCGTTGTTAATCCAGAAGCCGCCCTCATGCGTTACGCCCGTTTTCGGCATAAGGTGTAATTCGTAAAGAATTTCCGGAATGGTTACGCCAGAATTTGCCGTAAGGTTTCCGAAGTTCGACGTGGAACCTGAACCCTTTTCCCCCGTTGCGGTTGCGATCTTGAGATCCTTTGTATATTTCAACGTTCCGACGGTTCCAGGCTCTACCAGGGCGCCGGAAGGCATAATGGCTTTCCAGTGCGTACTTGTAGCGCCCGCGTTCGCCTGTTTCGCTGCTGCGTTGCCGAAGAAAATCTGAATTTCACCGTCTACAATCCGCGCCCCAGAAATCCATTTCCAGACATTCCCAACCCAATCAGCGATCCCGTCGCGCGTTCCGTCGTGGAACCATGTAGCCGGGCCGGATCCGGTTGCTGTCCTGCAAATTTTCCCTTCGCTAATAAGCGTCGCTTCCCCGGCTTCGTAGGAATAACCGGAAACGTGGCTTTTTCCGTAATTAGTATTGCCGCGCGGAATAAAGCCGGATTTATAAATCAAATGATCTATAACCGCGCGTTCCGGCATACTCAACAAATGGAATCCGTTTCCTTTTGCGTTACATGCCTGAATTGCCTGATCGTAGTTGATATTAGCTGCCGGATCCATGCCGGGCCAGGAATAAGCGCGGCCGTCCACAATGCAATTAAGAAACTTGCTGGCGAAAAACCGCTTGTATTCCACATCATCCACAATAAACGCGGAATGTGTCTTTTCAGATCCTCCGTCAAACAACTGCGCGTTTGTGCGCTTGCTGAACGGGATCATAAAAGACGGAAGGTTTGCGTCGTCCTGGATAACGGTACACCCGAAGCCGGTCAGCCCTTCCGTTGCAAATTTTAAGCTGTCAAAATTATAGCTTTTCATTTTAGAATACACCTTCTTTCAATGCGTATAATGTCAGTGTCACGTTTTCCATAGAAAACGGAACCGGATCACGCTTTATGATTTTTTTGCTGTTACCCATGCCGCCGGATTCTCCGGTTTCGTCAGCGTCCGGGACATAATCCGGATTGTCAATTTCTGTTTCCGTATACTGGCGGGCCGGAATGTCAATTTGTGCCACATAGTAAAGCCCTTCCCCCGTCTGTAAACTTCCGAACGCGTCCGCGCAAATATCCCTGTGTTCCGGCCGGTCAGATTCGATTTTTTCAAGATTCAGCATGATCTGATCGCCGATATTCAGCCAATTTCCCATAACCGTATACGGGATCTTCGGGCCTTCATTTGCCGAAATAATTTTCATGTTCTTATACCTACCTCTCTTTTAACTTCATTCATCCGCGCGTTGATTTCCTCCGCATACTCCCGATTTTCGCGTTCGGAATTACGCGGGGAACCGCCGCCGAAATGCCGCAACATTGCCGCTTCCTGTGCGCGGCGTTCATCTGATTTTATAATCACATTTGCCGCCATCAGTAAAGCCCCCCTGTTACATGTAATTTTAAAGTGACATTGCGGGCGCTGCCGGAATAATTTACTTTAAAGGCGTTTAGCGCCTTTCCGTAAACCTCCACGCACTCAACCGGCCCATCAGCTTCAATGATTTCCGCAGTTACGCCGTAATCGACATTATTAACCGTTTTCGGAAGCGTTACGGTCTTTTCCGCGTTCGTGGCCGGGAATTTCCGCGTATTGTTTAACTCAACGTTCAAAACCTGGCCCTGTATGTCGTCAACGGAATTCTGGATTAAACGAAGGTTCATTGCCATAAATGCCGCCATTAGCGCATTTTCCATAACGCCGAAATCCATATTTCCGAAATGTGTCGCGCTCTGCTGCGTTCCTCTTTCGATTATCTCCCCTGGCGCTGGCGTCCATTCCTGAATACCGTTCCCCAGGTTTGTAATAGAAACGCGCCGCGGAAACTCCACGACGCGATCTTTCCAAAATACCGGAATATACATCCTTTTTCACTCCTTTCTAGCTTTTTCCCGACGCCTGAACAATTTTTAATGTGTAGCGGTAAAGGACGCCTTCTTCAAACTCCTGTTTATTCAGGCTTTCATCACCGCCAGCCCATATAAAACCGTTTCTGTGGTAGAACCGGATCCCCGTGATCTGATCCGCCGCGTCATGATCGAATAAAACAAAAATAGCAACGCGCCCATCCGGTAACGTTTCTACTTTGTAGATCGGAATTTTCGTCCACACATTATTTCCGGAACGATATTCCGCATGTGAAACACAACGCTTGATATATTCCTTTAGATCGTCAAGCGCGTCATTTGTCAATGGAATATAGCTTGCTTCCATGCTGTTTATCTCCTTTCTATTCATCCGCCGCGTATTTGTCCGCGTCAGTGCTATAATATAAGTCATGGCCCGCGCCATCAGCCGAAACGGAAACGCCGCTTTCTGTTTCAGCAAAACCGACCGCCGGATCCGGTATGGTTCCGCTTTCGGTTTCTCCGTCCGAAGGATAGTCAATTTGATTTCCCCCGGAATCTATTTCAAACGCTGCCTGAACTTCGGTAAATTGTGCGGCAATAGAAACATCCGGAAATACACCGGTTCCTTCGTATGCCGTGCGGCCAGTGTCAGCGCTTGCGTCAATATCAATTCCGCCTTCGCTCCCCTGGAATCCGCTTGAAATGTCCGGATATGTGCCGCTTTCTTCGTATGCCGTGCGGCCGGAATCGGCGGCGGGATCAATATTGATTTCCGATCCGTTCCCCTGGAATCCCGTTGAAATATCCGGCGTGGTTCCGCTTTCGGTCTCTCCGTCTGCGGAATAAATAATATTATTGTCCTGGCCTTCCGGCTGTATGTCAATCTGTGATTCCGTCTTTTCAAATGCAACGGAAATATCCGGCGTGGTTCCGCTTTCGGTTTCTCCATCCGTGGAATAAATAATATTATTGTCCTGGCCTTCCGGCTGTATGTCAATCTGGTTTTCCATAACCGCGCCACCAACGGAAATATCCGGCGTGGTTCCTGATTCCGTGTAATCTGTTCGGCCGTCCATGCTATCGCCTTCCAGCGTAAGCGTAACTTCGGCCGGCTGAAATGCAACGGAAATATCCGGATATATGCCGCACTCGAAATCGCCGCAAAATGTATATATGAATTTTTCATATTCCGAACGTTGGTATATCGTTAATGAAATACCGTTCTGAAATACCAGATAATCAAATCTTGACCGCGCATTTTTTACCCTGTTCAGGTACAAAAGAAATTCTTTGATTGATGTTTGCGTGACCGTCGTTCCGACCACAACGCGGAAATGGAACGCGTCGCCAGCGTATGTATACCATTCTTCGACGTTTGTATTCTCGTTTCCAAAAACAATATCAATCATTTCTTCCATTGCCTGGCGCGTCCCTAATTTCATATACCAGTAAATAGAATTCTGGATCAGCTTTCTTTTTACATCCGGTGAAAGACTGGAATTGTAAAACAATACCCGACATTCCACCGCCAGGAAATCCAGCTTGTTTTCATCCACATTATCCAGATCGGCCCATATATAGACGCGCCGCAAGCGTTCAAGGAATAGCTTTTTTTGTCTGTCGTAAGCATACGCAAGGGCCATTCTTTCAGCGGTTTTCATTTCCGCCGGGAACGCCGTTTCTGTCCTGTAATCAGATAGTCTAATCATCTTCAACGCCCCCATATACAAATTCAACCGTTTTTTCCCGCGCTATGGATGTTTCCGGAATCGGCGTAAAGGCTGGCGATTCTATTGCAACCCTTTTTCCGCCCGCCGCCCTGACAAATTCGATCAACGCGTCCGGATTTATGTCACGTCCGATTTTCGTTTTCTGCCAGTTTAAATATGTATCTTTTGCCGCTTCTATACTCTCCTGAATGGAATTGATATTGCGGACGTCTGACCGGTTAATAAAATATTTTGCTTTCAGGTTGTATTCGACCACATCCGGCGCCGATACAATATCATTGTCAGTTAGAGGGATGATCGGATTGTCTTTCAGGTACTGCAGGCAGCCGTCGCAAAATGCTTTACTAGGAAGCCCGCCGCCTAAAAGCAAGATCCGAATGTCAACCACCGCTTCCACCGGCTCATAAATTTTTACATCCTCAATCGCCGCAGAATTATATTGTTTTACCCAATATTCGTATGCGTCAGAAGGCCCGGCCACGGAATAGGTTGACGGCGCAAGGAAAATTCTTTCGCGGAAACTTTCTTCGGATTCCTCGCCGGATCCCCCGTCTGTTTTTGTTATATTTGCGGCGCTTTGGACATATGGAACCGGATCAACGATAATTTCCAGCTGGCCCGGCTC